TAGATTTAAGCAATCATGTCATGGTAAGGATAAGAAGTTTATCCCACACGCGACCACTTGGTTGAACCAAGGCAGGTGGGAAACTGTAGAACAGGCGCAAGCCATAACCACGAACCGCAACTCATTAGCAGGATAAAAAACTATGGAAGCATTAAGAGAACATGGAATAAGCCTTCGCGAATATAGCGTAGGTGATAAGAAAACGATTTGCCCACAGTGCAGTCACACCCGAAAAAACAAAAAAGACCAATGCCTATCAGTAACACTAGAGCCAGATGGTGGCGCAGTATGGAAGTGCCATCACTGTGATTGGTCTGGGGCTGTGGCGGGTGAATCATTCAAACGGGATATTGCACGAACCCAAGAATTAAATAGGCAGAACATTGCCAAGGTATTCAAAAAGCCAGAGCCACCCAAAGAGCAGAATGTATCTGAGGGGGTGCTTAAATGGTTTGAGAAGCGCAAGATAACGGAGCGCACGGTTTTAGCCTACGGTTGCTTTAGGGCGGAGAAATCATTTGGAAACGCCCCAGAGCCTTGCATCGCCTACCCGTATTTTGAGGACGGGCAATTGGTGAACATAAAATATCGAACGCAAGACAAAAGGTTCAGACAGGAAGGTGGAGCCAAGCGCACATTGTTTGGCATTGATAAGGTCAAAGCCCATTGGGACCAAACGGGTGAGAAGGTTGTCGTTTTTGTTGAAGGCGAAATGGATGTGTTGGCCCTATGGGAATCAGGCATCAATTATGCGACCACACTCCCTGATGGTGCGCCCAAGCAAGCAAAGTTTGACCCAGACGACAAACGCTTCGAGGCTTTACAGAATTGCGAATGGCTTGATGAAGCGGAAAAGGTCATCGTTGCAGTTGACGGGGACGAGGCGGGTAAGGCACTCGGACTAGAACTAATACACAGATTCGGGAAGGATAGATGTTGGACCGTAAATTGGCCCACTATCCATGACGTGATTTGTAAGGATGCCAATGAGACGCTGATTGTTCACGGGCCAGAGGTGGTTGGTGAGTGTATTGACCAAGCGACCCCGCATCCAATTGACGGGCTATATACGGTATCTGATTACAAAAAAGAGGTCTTGAACATTTACCACGGGAATATTCAGAAGCCCGTAAGCACAGGATTTGCCAATCTTGACGAGATATACAAGGTGATGCCCTCAACCTTCTGCTTGGTGACAGGGATACCCAACCACGGTAAATCAAACTTTATTGACCAGTTGGCGGTCAACCTGATGTATAAGCATAACTGGAAGTTTGCGATTTTCTCGCCAGAACATTCCAGTGCCAACCATATCCGAAGGTTCGCAGAGAAGGTAATCAAGAAGCCCTTTGATGTTGGCCCGAACCCTAGAATGACAGAGGACGATGTTGTTCAAGCAATGGAGTTTCTGGACAACAAGGTTCATTTTATTGAGACCAATGATAGCGTCCCTAGTATTGATTGGCTCTTGAGCAAGGCGAGAGCGGCCTGTCTACGGCATGGCGTTAAGGGGATTATCATTGACCCTTACAACGAGATTGATGCAAGCCGAGACGGGAACAAGCGAGAGGATGAACACATCCGAGACCTCATTAGTCAATGCAAGAGTTTTTGCCGTAAGCACGATATTGTCATGTGGATGGTGGCACACCCCGCCAAGATGCAAAGGCAGGGTGACGGCTCTTATCCGCCGCCCTCGCTATATGATGTGAGTGGCTCCGCACACTGGAACAATATGTGTGATGTTGGCATAGTGGTTCACCGTGATTTTGAGAGCGGGGAGACCAGAGTGATTACCAGAAAGATTCGTGAGCAGGGTTTGTATGGTTCGATTGGCGAGGTGTTCTTCCGATACAACTTAATGACCCATTCATATGAGCCTTCCATTGAGGTGCAAAGTGGGAGCCAATCATATAGAAGTTATGGTGATGCCCCTACTCATTGGATGGATAATGACTAGACAGGGCAGATAAGTCTGACTAAAATGGAGTTGCTTCCAAAGAAATTTGGTTGCCTTCGTGGTAACGGGGGGAGTGGGTTTGGTCGCCTGCTCCCCCCAATCTTTGACCCCCCTGAGTTGGCGTAGCATAAAGTAATGCGCTCTTATCCACTTCGCAGTTGCCAGAGAGATGGAAGGTCATACTTCCCGTCAACACCATTACTTCACTAACTTAAAACGCTTCGGGTGATGACCCACGCCAGACTTGTTGTCGTGTGAGTGGCGGAGTGCTTCCACTAAGTAGTGGTCTGGTATTCCAAAGTCCTTGTAACCTTCCGCGATGCTCTGGTAGTAGCCTTCTGACGGTGGGCATATGTCAGTGCGGTTCATCACATAGGCCATCAGAGTGTTAGGCTCTTGACCTTCTTCTGGTGTCCACTTCCACCATTGCTTTCGGTATAGAGTGGGGAAGCCTTCATAACGGTCCAGTGCTTTCTCACAGTCTGGGGTAATCAGCCAAAGCCCAACGGGGACGCTGTAACCCTTGGCCTCTATTATGTCCGCCACTCCCTTAAAGACTAGGCGGTAATCTGGTAGCAGTAACTTTCCGACCTCTTGGGCTTTCGGGCATCTGTATTGCATCTGCCCTTTGTTCAAGTTGCTTCCGTATGCTAGATAGTATGTTTTCATGGTCATTTCCTTTCGTGGTTATTAAGCGGCTCTGCGGGTTGCTCCAAAATGTGCTACCCGTGCCATCAAGTAATCTTGTGTCTCTTGGTCAACGCCCTCAAACAGCGTATCCGCCACTTGCACATCGCCAATAAGGTTCTGGTAGTAGGCCACGAACTCTGGTGTCATCGTGGCTCTTGCATTGCGTGTCAGATTGCCCGTCTCGTAGTTGCAAGCCCCGTCCACATAAAAGGCGAACATCTGCTCACCTGTCAGTGTGTCTTGGGTATTTCCGATTGGGTCGACCACCTTCCAGTTTCCGCGTCCTGCATAGGCGACTTCCCAACCCTTCTGTGCAAACAACTCGCGCACCTCGCCAAAGGCATTGCCTTGACGCTTTGCTCTTTTGTAGGTGGTAATGTCAGTGCCAGTGCGAGTGGTCTTGCTTGCTTCTACAAAGCCCATCAAAAACTTCACCCAAGCACCAATCTTTTCAAACTCTGTGCTTCCGCCGTGTTGACGAAATTCCACAGTGCCGTAGCGCGATAGGCTCTGCAAGTTGACCTTGTAATACCGTCCGCAAAGGTTAGCCATTCCACTCAGTGTTCCTGTGTGGGCCGCAACATCTCGGAGACCTTGTGAGTTGTTTGTGGCAATGCTGGCACACCAACGGCTATTGTTACCTCTGCGGCTCGGTGCCATCCAAGCGTCAATGTCAGCCTCATACTGAGCGTAACGCTTGTAGACCTCTTTAACATGGTCGGTGGTCATCCCGTCCCATGACAAATGCACATGAACTCCGCAACGGCGGTCAACTCTAACCGCTCTGCCATCCACTTCGTTCAAGGCATCTAATACTGCTTTTAATTCTGCTAACCCTGCTTCGCCGTGCAGGACTGGGCTAACCAACTCACCGCCGTATCCGCTACCGTCACGGTAGTTGCGGTTCTCAGTAACGGTTGCATCCGTGGTCACCTTCCAATGGTTACGAGTGCTGTGGTTATAGCCTTCACGGTAAACCGCAATTCCTGTTCCTGCTAGGAGGGTTTGCATCTCATCGGCTACTGTCTGCGTGGTCGCGCCAGTAAACTCAATTTCAACTCCAAATTTGTATGCGTTTAAGTTTGTCATGGTCTTGGTCTCCTTCGTGGTGGGCAATGCCAGTTGCCCTAATCATGTATCCCATTATAAGGATTTGTTTGCACCTGTCAACACCTAAAACGCAAATAATTGCATTTTTTTTTATTTTTTTTTGAATGTCGCGGATTTATTGACGTTCAGAGGAAATCGTCATCATCAATGAAGTCAAAAGGACGGTCTTTGCTGTAGATGTAGTCCTCAAGTTGCTCGTCTGTCATTGAATCAAAATCTGGTTCCTTCCTCTTGCGAGGAGTAGCCGTTAATCGCCTTTTAACGGGCGTAGAGGGGGCTTTGGGTCGCTCTATGGTTGGTGATGCCTTAACTGAGACAAACACCTTCTCCTGCGTGGAAAAGCGGGTTCCGCATTTTTGACAAGTCCGCCGCCTTCGGATGCCTTC